TCATTGGCAACGGATCACGCCGCTGGCGATTTCGTCGTCGATGGAGCGCAGCGCATCGGCATCCTGGTGCATCTGCTCGATCACCTCGAGCAGGCGCTGCGCCAGCTTCGGATCGTTCGCCCGCTCGACGGCGCGCATGACCTCGACCGCAGCCGATTCATGATTGTTCGCCATCTGCTTGAGAGCCTTGCGCAAGCGCTGCTCGGTCCATTTCATCGACATGTCGCTTCACCCAGACTGCATATACGGACCCGCCAGGAACGACAGGCTCGCTTAAGAGCGCCGGACCCGGAACAAGTTCAACCTGCCGTCGCGCCCATGAGGGCGGATTGGGTACCGGAAAGGCACGCGGAGAAGAGATCGTGAAGCGCAAACGAAAACGCCAGGCACAAGGCCTGGCGCTTCGAAATATGGGGTGGACGATGGGAATCGAACCCACGACACCAGGAGCCACAATCCTGTGCTCTACCAACTGAGCTACGCCCACCATATCGTGAATCGTGCCGGACGTTCCGGCTTCAACCGCAGCGGCCGGACAAGCCGAGCCTGAAGGTGGTGCGGACGGAGAGACTCGAACTCTCACGCCTTGCGGCGCTGGAACCTAAATCCTGTCTCGCACCTCATAAGCGCTTATATTACAACAGTTTACGCCGACCGCAATCACTTAAACTGTGCCAATCGTGAAATTCCTTTTCACGTTTTCCATTTCCGCGCTTCACGTTTCCGTCACGGTCAATATTCAGCGGTCCGACTCATAGGCCGCAACGCCGGTCCCTACCGCCCGCCATTCGTCCTGCGGCATACGCGAATCACAGATGAATACCTCGACCTCCCCGCCTTCTTTCGGCTCCGCAGGCCGAATAGCAGCATGCCGGAGAATCGTCTCCATGTCCGGTACGTAGCTGCTCTCCGAGCCGTGGAACGACCAGATGCCATGTTTCCCAGCGCTGCCCACCTGGTGGTCGAGTTTCACCGACCAGCCCTTGAATCGAATGACCAGCATGCCCTGCCCTCGTAGGAAAAGGCCGTAGTCTACTCCTAATTCTGACAGGCCCTGTTGGCAGCCAGCAGTTGGGCTTCATACCCGATCCGCTGCCGCCGCTCGGCCAGCAGCGCGCGGACCTTGGTCTGTAGGTCGTCGCTCTTCTTCAGCCCAGCCGCTGCCCAGGCCGGCACCTCGACCGCGGGCGCTCGGCACGGCACCGCCACCGGAACTTCTACGCGCACCGTGCGCAGCTCGGCTTCCTGCCGGCCGGCGCATCCCACCAGCGCGACAATCATCAGCATCAGCACCACCCTCATAGACCCAGCTCCTGATCGATGACCGCCTCGGCGGCCGCACACTGCTCACCGGCGGTTCGCTGACTCAGCAGGCGTTGGGCTCCGGCATACTGCTCCGCGGCCTGCTGCCGCCCCCGCTCCACAGCCTGCGCGGCATCCCGGGCGCGCTGCTCGCCGGCCATGCGCAGCGCGGCAACCTGCCGGACCTGCTCTGCCACTGCGGACTCCAACTCTCCCCGGGAGGCACGGCAGGCAGCCAGATCCGCGCTCGCGGCATCCAACTGCGGCCGGTAGTGTCGCGCGCCGAGCCAGACTCCGCCGGCGGCGCCGAGGCCGAGCAGCACCAGGCAGGCCAGCGCGATCGAGACAACACGGGCGGAGATCACGACAGCGGCTCCAGGAACAGCGCCCGTTCCGCCGCGCGACGCTTGACCAGTCCTTCCAGGCGCTTGCCGCCCGCATTCACCCAGCGCGGGAACTGGTCCGCCGCACCCCGGTAGTCACCCTTGTTCAGTAGCTTGAGCAGCGTGGACGACGCAAGATTGGCCGATCCCAGGTTGTAGACGAAGCTCATCAGGGCATCCCACTGATTCTGGTTCAGCGGCACTTTCACCAGCTTGTCCAGCTCAGGCTCGAAGCGCTGAATGTCATTGGCCAACATCCGCTCGGCCTGCTCAACGGTGATCGTCATGTAGCGGGTAACGCCCCGCGTAGTGCCATAGCCGATGGTCCAGACACCCACCGAGTCCTGATAGGCGGACAAGCGCAGGCCCTCGGACGATTTGATGAGGTCTATGCCTCGTTGGGAAGTACGCATTTACGGGTCTCCAGAAACGACGAAGCCCGCTCAATGGCGGGCCTATCTTCGTCGGAAAGGTGTTCGGGTCAGCTACCGGCCAGGATCGCCAGCAGCACGGGAGACGACAGCCAGGCAGCGGCTCCACAGGCGAGGATCAGCAGGCTGACCCCGATGCAAAAATTCAGGAAATGACTCGTTGGCATTTTGACCTCCAGCCAGTCTTTAACCTTCAGCAAGATTGGTCTACGATTCACGTATGTTCTGCTCCTTGTCCTTCCCAAGGGGTGGAAATAAAAACCCCCGGCACGCTGTGAACGTCCGGGGGTTTTGCTTTTCTGTCTTGCGCGACTACCAGTCGGTTTCGATGCTCAAAGAAACCCTGGGATGGTCGAGCTCGGTGTACATGCTTTTCACTATTGCCTTAGTGATCCGCCCTCCCTCCTTCATCTTTCGGGTGAAGAACGCGGCCCGTTCTCTCTTGAGGTAGCCGATTTGCACATCAGTCGGGAGAAATAGGGTGAACCAGCGCCGGACGTGAACGTAGACGGCGATGGCACTAGGGTCGTGCGGGTTGTCCGGCTCTGGCGCTAGCTTAACTTCCATTCCAGGGCGCACCGCCAGGCGTATCCTGCCGCTACGGCCTTCGAATCCTGTGCCCGTGACTATCACGCTGTACTGCATGGCAATCCCTTGTTAATCAGTTGGCGGCAGAGCATGACGCTATCACTCGTCTGAGCATGGCGCCAGACTCTGGGCTGGCGTATTGAAATCACTCAAGGTCATAGGTCTCTCGTCCAGTCGCCGCGCCCCTTCGCCTTCATCTTTTCGAAAGTCTGACGCGCTCGCTCAACCAGTGCAGGGACCAATGGGTTTCCCTGCTCGTCTACGAGAACCTCGACGAGTGAGCACCTGCATCCTTCTGAATTGCCATCACGCGCATACCACTCTCTTACCTGATCAGCAGTGAAAAGCTTTCCATGCCTTGCGGCGTGAGAGGTTCTGGTGTCTGGACGAAGGGCTGATAGGTGCATAAACAAGGTCCTGCAACCGTAGCTGTTGGACGCGCTGTTCAGCCTAGCCATCCGGTTCGCATGGATGCTCGATGAGTCGGTTTCCTTTTTGGCCATGCCAGCCCCTCACGAACATTGACGAATGCTGGCGTTTATTCCATATTCCGCCTGCCGCTGCAAATTCAGCGGTCGGGCTTGGCCGCCCGGATCGGTAAGGCGCACAGCGCCGCAGGGCGTTTTTTTGTGCCCTCGCTTTATGGCGGGCTGTGCGTGGGACACCTTCGGGTGTGCCGGGAGCCTTACCCCCGGTCGGCCAACCCGCGTACAGTTCGCCTCCCTCTTCTTGGTCGCAGAGATGGCGAACTCCCAAACAGGTAAGGAGTCCTCATCATGCAAACCGCTCAAATAATTCCGTTCCAGTTCGAAGCTCGCGAAGTCCGCACCATGCTGATCGACGACCAACCATGGTTCGTTGCTGCCGATATCGCCTCTGCTCTTCAGTACCTGACTGCAAAGGATATGGCGCGGAACTTGGATGATGACGAAAAGGGTAGGCAGATTCTGCCCACCCCTGGCGGAGATCAGGAAATGCTGGTCATCAATGAGTCCGGGCTGTACTCGGCGATCCTGCGTAGCCGCAAGGCCGAGGCCAAGCGCTTCAAGAAGTGGGTAACTGCCGAAGTGCTTCCTGCGATTCGCAAATATGGTCGATATGAGGACTCCAGCAACAAGATGGCAACCCTGGTTGGCGAAACCATCGGCACCGATGGCTTCCACATGCTCGGCGCGCTGATCAAGGGCAAGGTGGCCGCCCTCCCGGTCGAAGTCCGCCGCCGCGCCAGCATGAAAATCTGGTCACAGACCCATGCCGCATTCGGGGTTCGATCTGCCGCAGACATTCCCGCCAATCAATTGGATGCGGCACGAAACTTCGTCGCCGCCTACAGCGTTCACGAAGGCGAATGGCTGCCGAAGCCTGAAAAACGCTGCGGCACCATGCTCAACGACCACCAACTCTACGACGTGTACTTCGTCTGCCACCACTTCCAGTACCTGTTCGAAATCTTCAAGCGCCACAGCCTCTACAGCTTCCTTGGGCAGCACGGCTCCCGCGCGGGCGTAGAGATGATCGACCACTTCAAGGATGGCTACATGGGAGTCTGGAAGCTCAGGAGGGATTTCGATGGTGAATTCGATGCAGTACAGAGGCGACTGAGGATCAACCGGTACTCTGATTTCAGCATCAGATAGCGGCTTGCACAGCTACACTCTCCTGAAATAAAAAAGCCCGCTTCTTAGGCGGGCCTCTATTTATCTGAAAAATTACTTCGTCATATAGTTAAAGTTTATAGCCAATGAGCATCCTTTAGACCATTTAAATGGATACTCAGATGAAACGTCCTTTCCATTTACTTGAATATTAAGCATTTTAGTTTCTGGATCTATAAATGCATAGGCGGTGAAATCTTGCTCTGAATTACTGTCATACAAATGAGCTAAGAATCCTCCTTGGCGTATGTCAGGTATTTCACTAACAGGAAGGACAAATCGCCAAGGTAAAGAATCGAGAAACTCTGTTCTATCCCCTGCCTCAAAGACGATCTGAACATGACATGATCCATAGCCCAATGAATAAATGCCCTCCGCAACGCCGTCTCTTACAGAAACGCCCCAATCGCTAGGAGTGAAGGAAAATGACTCAGCAAGTCCGCTCATAATTCACCATAAGATAAGTTGATGGAAGGTCGCATCATACCAACCATGCGAGCAGAAACGCGAACTCAAGCGAAGCGAAATGGATTGCGACCGATATTCCATGATCGCCCGGCCAGCCGGGACGCGCAGTCCAGCGCCAGGACCGCCTGATCCCGCCCCATTTCACCATCCAGCTTGCCAGCCATACGGCAGTGCCGTATATTCATGACATGCGAACAGTCATCGAAACCGAGATTTTCAAGCGCTATGCAGGCGGCATCTGGAACGATCCCGAACGGGAGGAGTTCATTGCGTGGATTGCAGCCAACCCCTTGGCCGGAGATGTGATCCCAGGATCGGGTGGGCTTCGCAAGGTTCGCTGGTCTCGCCAAGGCATGGGTAAGCGCGGCGGCGCGCGCGTGATCTACTACAACGCCGAAGAGTCGCAAGCCATCTGGCTACTGATAGCCTACACAAAGTCGAAGTTAGATAACCTACCAGCATCCACCTTGAGCAAATTGAAAGAGGCTATGAATGGATAAGGAACTTGAAACCTTCGAGGCCGATCTCCTCGCCTCGATTGACGAAATGAAGAAGGGGAAGGCCGCCCGTTCGACGCAGGTCGAACTTTCTCCGATTGCAGAGATTCGTGCAAAGGTTGGAATGGCGCAATCTGAGTTCGCACTCCTCCTGGGAGTTAGCGTTCGTACTCTACAGGAATGGGAGCAGGGTAGAAGGTCTCCTTCTGGAGCAGCGAAAACCTTAATTAAGGTTGCAAGCAAGCATCCAGAAACGCTTCGTGAACTGCGCTAGCTTGGTTACGTCGAAATCTCAACTGGATAATTAAAATGAAAAACAAATCAGCAAGAACTTTAGACGAGTATACGAATGCCATGTTCAATATCCGCACCGATGAAACAGAAAAAATATCAACAGAGATAATCAATCTGCTCATCGGCACAGCTTTTTTTATCGCCATTGCAATGGCATCCGAATATTTTAGCGAGCCTAGTAAATCACACCATCAACAAACGGTCGCTCCCCACGTGCAACGCTAACAACAAACCGATGAGTGCTTTTAGTGTTCGATGAATTTGGCGTTATTGTTATTCCTGCCTGAGAGATACTTACAACTCCGGAACTTGCCCCATTTGTCTCAAGCTCCATCTGTCCAGTCACTGGAAGGTCAACGAACACGCCAGAGTCAGATGAGTATGTTCCAGAGAAAGCAACAGCAGACGTACCAGAGACGCCAGAGACATAAAATCTAAACAGAACATTCGCGCCATTGTTTCGAGTTGCAGTTATCACCCTGCTTGGAGGAATCGAACCAAAGTCCGCATTTTTTATTGTCGTGCTTGTGATTGATATCGGCATCCACCAATCATGGTAGTCGAGCGCTTGTTTTTTCGAGCTAACTGAAAGGCCGAGTTTCTTAGCAATAGTCTCCGCTATATACTTATGCCCATGAACGTTTGGATGGGAACCATCCGAAAAGAGCTTAAGAGTATTTACAAGATAATTTGCATCTGCTGACTGCGATCCTTTTCTAAAGAAATCGGCAAACGGTATGTATAGCCCCTGAGTCTCGTCAGCGAGTCGCTTTAGCTGCTTCCTTGTATTGTTTGTATCTGGGTAACTCCACAAAAAATCAGGCACCACTACAGGTACGCTATTTTGATTTGAATAGCTTATCAGCCAATCAATTCTTTTTACGAACTCTTCATAGTACGCCGTATCAGACTCATTGTCTGACGCGTCATTGACACCTAGTGCCATGATGAATAGAGAGGTTCCTGCCATCATCGAACTGATGACGGACTCATCCACCCAGCGAAGCCTACGGCCAGAATTTGAAAAATTATGAAGAGCCGACTGACTATAGGCGTTAGCATATGAAAAACCAGAAAATTCAACAGTTGCGGCAGATGTAGTAACAACCTCGATTACACATTTCCCAAACCCATTATCTTTCAGGGTTACAGCCTGGCCTTGCAAAGCGTTTACAACTGAGGCCTGTGTATTCACACTAGCTACTACCGATCCATTAACTTTTATGTCAAACGTTCCCCCTCCAGGCCTTGCGACGTAGTAAACCGTGCATGCATCCTGAAATGTTGGAATTGTCGACCTTATAATATTGCCAACCTCATTTGACACCCACGATAACCCTTGAGGAACATATGATCCGCTTTCATTTGATCTATAAACCCAAGAGTGGGTTCCTGATGTTTTTGCGAAATCGATAGAGTGGATTTCATTAGAGGTATTTCCAGCTCCGTCAACGAGAGACATCAGCGGCGTGAATCCATAAGTTAGAGTGCCGATCTCGTTGTAGAGCATTCTTCGCAGAAGATTCACCCAGCCATTCCGGTATATTCTCCCGGCAAAAGCCCCATGAGAAATAGAATCACCAAGCACATACATAGTTGGGGCGCCTGATATTCTCGCTCTTACTCTGGTTAGCATCTGCGCGTTACCAAATGCGCCAGTCATCGCTAAGTTAGATGCTTCCTCAGCCTTTCCATCAATATCTTTTATTGCGTACCCAACCGTATCTGATGGGTACGTTTCCGCCGGATCGTAACCCATCATTCCGGCGCCACCCGGAGCTCTCAACTGCTGACGCAGCGAGCGGTCGACCTGGGCAACCAGCAGACTCTCGTCGGTGGCCCAGTTCCCGCTGAGGCTGACCGGGAAATCTGCTGGCAGTTGAACGCTATACAGGTTCCCGTCACGCTGAATCAGTTGAGTCGGGCGATCAACAATCAGCGGAGAGCCGTCGACATATTCAAGGGGGGTCGGTTCAAATCCCTGAGCGGCCAGCCACTGCATGACATACTGCTCGATTCCCCACCAGGTCCATCGTGCAACCGGAGGACGCTGAGGCCCACGGTCCATCCAGCGATCTTGATCCAGCGAGTTCATTGCCGTGTCTAAGTTCTCGGCGTTGTCGTACAGGTCACGCGGGTCTTTGGAGCCCAGCGGGTTACCGGTGGCGTAGGTCGTCATGCAAATTCTCCGGGCATGAAAAAGCCCGCTCTATGGCGGGCTCTGAATTTGTGTGTTCGGTCAGTTTGGGGCGCTGGCGTTGTCGTAGGTGTAGACGCGTTCGTCGTAGTTCACGGCCTGAACAGAGGCTCCTGAAAATCCATCAGGGTCGATTGAGCTAATCAGTGCGGGATACGCATACTGAGTTGATGTTCCGAAAAGAAGATGCGGCGGCTCAATGTCCCACGATGTATCGGGAGTGAAATCGAGTGATAGAACGGTTAGATGATATTCGTCGAACCTAGTAGCACTATAAGGCCCAGAAAGCGTTCCATCAGGTCGGCGAATAGCTACCACATAAGGCCCAGGTGCGGACCAGTCAAACGGCTCGCTTGACTTTAACAGCCAGTTTGACCCTGTATTTACAGCGCCGAGCAATAGAGCGCTTTGACCGAATCCTGGCACATCGTCAGCAAGGGCAACGTAATCCCAATATTCGCTATTCAGAGCATCAAGCTCAGTCGAGAATGTGTAGTTCGTCCTTCGATACTTCTGAACCATACGACGCCGCATACCATACCGATAGGCTCTGTTCCTGTCAGTGATCCCAGCGGCTTTGATTTTCTCAACCTTACGGCCAACATCTTCTGGAAGCCTGCATTGGATCGTGTCTTCGATCCAACCATTAGAGTTTACGAACTCCACGTCAACGCCATCATAATCATCTTCTGACGGCGCGCTTTTGCTTATCTTGAGAGCTTGAGACATGTTCTGAGGAGTGTACATGTGGCCGTACAACGTCCTCGGCTCGTCCCTGGCAGCGCTGATAACACCTCTTTTGATCGTAAGCTCAGAGAATCCGGCCGCCAAAGCCTCCTGAAGAATCTGTTTGACAGTTATGCTAGTACTGTCATAGATCATGTCGAACTTATCGCCACGCGATTTCCAAATCGCATCAAGCCTGTCGAACTCCTCAAGATCGATATCATCATCGGTGTAACCACGCTCCTTGGCTTGATATATCACATATGGAGCGATATCCCTGGTAGCCTGCTCAGGAAGCCAAACACCGCCAGACCTAACAGGAAGAATCCGAGTTGCCTCAACCGACACACGACTTTCGGTTTGCGCAGATATCCTATCTGAGGATCTATACCTAATACCTATAGTTGTGACATTAGCATATGAAGAAGGAGCATTTAGCCGAGACCTTAGGCCATACCATTGAAGAGTGTCTCTGAACTCTAGCTCATTCTTTCCATATGGATATCTTTGCCTGACACGTATTTCAGCGCGCATTGCATATGGGAGCGTAAGCTGCGTGGTGAATCCTATTTGATCTAGAGTCTGCGCAGTATGTGAATAGTCTATAGACGTCCAAGCGCCACCAATCGCCATATCACGATATTCAATCGTATAATATGCGCCAAGCGGAGCCATGTTACCCTCTGAACCAATCCAAACAAGGCCGTTTGGACAGAACATGTCCCACTCTATAATTCTAGTAACCTCGCCAGGAGGACAAACAGGGAAAGGTCCTCTATACCCACCTTGAAGATTTGATGTGTCAACTGTGACTCTAGAGATACTTGAATTTAGCGTAGAGAATCCAGGCCAAGATGGGTCAGTAGCTCCAGCAGATGTAAGCCGTTCAACTGTAATTTGGTTGGAACTGTATGACGTAATTCTATATCTCAGCCCTCTAAGACCAATTGCAGCATTACCAGAACCAACCTGAAGTGCATTGACTGGAGAGCCATTGTCATAGTTCAAAGTCAATGTAGTCGATGTAATGGTATTTACAACATAAAGCCCAGAGTTAGATCCTACAACTTGGATCTGCATTCCAGCAGTAAATGCTAGCTGCGCTATATCTCCAGATATAGTATCCCTTGTACTACCACCACCATCGGTAACCGTATATGGGTACATGGCTTCTACACGCAGGATAGTTCCTGGAGCCCAGTCTGATGGGAAAGATCCTGCGCCGGAAGGGATAATGATGTTGTATCCAGAGAACGTAAACGTTGTAGAACTTGGGTTAGGAGTAAGAGATGTTGCCTCCGTAAGCTCAAGTCCAGCATTACCAGTTGAGCTAGCACCAACCTCAGGAGCGCTATGCCACCATACAGAGGCAGGATGGCCGCTCACATTCTGTCCAGGTTCAAATACCTGGAACGAAGCCTCGGCGCCAAGTGCAAAGAATGTGGTGTCGCCGATTTTCACTCCGCCTTCATCGATCTGAAACTTTCCCTTACCGATGCAAAGCATCATCTCCGTCCACTGCTCACGCGGTCCGGCGAAATAGCGTCTAGGCGGGAGGATGTAGTCAGGGTAGATCAAACGACGTCCAGCAACGTCTCTGATAGCGTCTCCCAGTTTCACCTTATTGCCGCGCGGGCTTGAGTCCGCCAGAGACTCACCTTGGCCAGGATTGGCAGGCATCCCTGGCAGCTGCGGCATGAGCATTCGAAACGCAGCCTGTACACCTTTAAACAAGGCCGCGGTGATCGTGAATGGATCGGTGCCATGCGGTTCCGGATAGATGCGAACAACATCGCCTCGCTCGATGATTCGAGCGCCCCAGTCAGATGGGTGGATCAGTTCCTCATGAGCGCGCTTCTGCGCATCACTCAAGTCTTCGCATCGATCAACCTCAGCTGGAATAATCCCAATGCTGATAGGCGGCCGCTCTTGATCCGAATAGTTCTTTACGTTGTCGACCAGCCATGCACGAATGGTCGTTGAACGGGCGAGCGGATGCCGCTCCAGAGGCTCGCCGTCAAGCCTGCTCGGATAGATTTCGATCACGGTAGAAGATCACCTTGCTGTATTGATCGGTGAAAGTGCGTAACGGCGTTAGCGATACGCCACTGCCTGGGTTCGTCTCCAGAACTCGCTGACGTCCATCGACATCGACAACCAGGCCAACATGCACGCATGCCTGCCCACGAAATGCCGCAGCAATTGCTCCAGGGAATGGCTGGCATTCCTCAAGTGCTCGCTCCACTTCCGCACGGTAAGAACGCTGGAAGTCGATAATTGACTTACGCGTAACCGCACCGAAGTCACTGAGCATGGGGAGGCCGAAAAGCTCAGACCTAGCGATGATCGTTAGACCCCAACAGTCCACCCGCGGCAGAACTCTTCCGCCTTCTTCGTAGATGGCAGATAGGTATCTGTTTGGCATTGGATTAAGGCCAGTACTTAAGTCCAGGGAAATTCAGTACGTCATAGATCAAACGGCAGGCGGCAGTGTTGATCAGATCGTAATAGCCTGCTTCAACCTGAACGGTCACGCCTTCGAAATCTGCGCCCTTAACACGCATTCGATAGGGGCGCTCAGCCGGCGCTGATAGATCAGTGTCGAGATAGATTCGCAGAACCAACGTAATGGTCTGGCCAGCATCAATCGCCTCGTTGATACGCTGCTGAGCAATACCCATCACGTTGTCGATTGCAAAGCCTACAGACTGATTCCCACTGTTATCCCGCTTAGGAATCGACACATCGATACCCGAGGCGAGGAAAGTTAAGGTACGCCCATCCTCGGTAACACAAGTCTGATCATCGAATCCCTGGCAGACCAGGATAGGCGCAGACCAGATAGGGCACGTCAACTCGACCGTTGCAATCGCGCACTCTTTTCCGCCCGAGGCATAAAACCGCTCGAGAATCGTCATGCTTCAGGCCATTCCCGGTTCATAGCAATATCGAAAATGTCTGGATGCAGAATGAATTCCGGGAGGATCGTCCAGCCCGGGTCAATAATCGGTCGTTCACGCAACTCTAGAGTCGCAGTGAAGTCCCAAAGGGAAAGGCTTCCGCTAACCAGGTCAGGACCATCGTAGATATCTGTGAAACGCGCAACGTATGTCCGCAGACCATTCGGCGTTTCTGGTGTCTTAAGCGGGCACTCAAACCACTGCGAGCCATCAACCAACTGATCACGAAACCAAGCCTCAAAGAGCATCGCCTCGGTATCTGTAAGGCGCCAACGGACCGATGCCATTGTCGGCACGCTAGTAAACCTGCGCCGCTGCCTAGCTCTCCCGCTCTGAAGCTCAGTTCGAGCCAAAGGGCTTACTGGATTGAACCCATAGCCCTCGCGCAGTGGCGGACAAATGTTCGGGTACTGAATCATGTTCCGCTCCTGCGCATGCCGAACGAACTACCGATAGCCTTAGATGTACGGCCATCGCCGAATAGGTCGGCCACAACAACGTCGATGATGTATTGGTCGTCCTGGCGGCGAGTATTAACCTGCCCTGCCCGGCTACGATCCTCGATCAGGTTGATGGTCGGCGCACCACCGCCACTCTGATTTGAGCGAACGTCATCAAGCGTCTTGTCGAGTTTCGCACTCGTCTCTGCGGTCGTTACCCGCTCCCCCTTTTGGAGCAGCCAGGTTCCGGTCTCCGGAACAGCATCAATACCGTCGTGGGCCATGCCGGCTAGGGCGGAGGCAGCAACGCCGGCAACCATCGGGGCTGTAATCCCAGCAGCTGTTGCAGCCGCCGCCGGGGCCAACAGCGGTCCTACGATTGGGATTGCAGCGGTGCTCGCAAATGCCGCCAGTTGAGCCTGGAAGGCAGTTGCTTGTGCGTTCGCGATGAGAGTAGAGGCGGCGCTAGCCTGAGCAGCCTTCCCGCTCACCAGTTGCACCGCCTGATAGACCAGCCATTGCGCGGCCATCTGCGCGAGGGCGTTGATGATGCTTGTGGCCATCGTCTGCGCGATGTTCTTGAAAACATCGGCAAGACTCTCGCCGTCCATAATCATCGAAGCGATGCCGTCTCCAACAGCCGAGGTGAGCCCGTCCAGCGTCTGCGTGGTGAAGTCGGCAGCTTGCTGTTGATAGTCCGTGGCTGTGTCGCGGTAGTTCTCCCAGGCAGACGTGACGCCATCCAGCCAGTTGCTCTGAGCCTCATCCTGAGCTGCGTAGTACTCATGCTGGATTTCCAAGCGTTCCGCGAGAGCCTGGCGGAGCATGTCCGTTTCTTGGTCGTAGAGTTCCTTGCTGATTTCGGCGCTGTTGAACTGCTTCTGGAGATCGGCAAGCTGTTTGTTGTAGTCCTGCTGGATCTCCAGGTCTGCCCGCAGTCGCTCTCTCAGCTTGTCGCCGCTTCCAGATCCCGCCAGTTCAATCGCAAATCCTGCCCGAGCAGTTGCGTTCGATTCATTGAGCGTTGCACGGAAAGCCTGAGCCTTCGCCGCATCCTCGTTCGCCTGCTTTAGCTGCTTCAGGCGATCAAGCTCTTCTGCCAGGACATTCAAGCGTTTCTGCTGCTCGGCGTTGATTCCAACCAGCTTGCCCGATTCGATTTCGAACTGAAGCTTTGCTAACTCGGTGGCATCCTTGCGCTTGTCGACTTCCGTGTTGATCAGCGCTATCTGTCGCTGATACGACTGCTCAACCGTTTCGTAGGCGCTTTGCAGCTTCTTAGCAGCAGCCTCGGCTTCTTTCCCGGCTTCCTTCTGCTCCTTGGTAAGAGCCTTGAAAGCTCCAGGCTTATTCGCCTGCTCACGAAGCGAAGCTAGCGTTTCGGCGAGCTTGGCTACCTGACCATTGGTTCCACCCGTTCCGGCTCGGTCGATACTGTCCATGATGCCGGCATACTTCGCCACCGTATTGGACAGGTCTTCTGCTGCCACGCCGGCGCTGGCCTTGATTCCGTCCCAGTTTTGCGCAAGGCGTTTAGCAAGACCGGCAGGGCCGGATGCAAGCTCAAGCCATGTCACACCCTCAAAGCCAGCCTTGGCCGTTGCAGCAGCGCCGGCAATCGATTTCCCCACCAGCTCGAACGCTGCGACAGCGCCAATTGCTGTCTTCGCTATCCAACGGAACGAATCGGCAACGAATTCACCAACACTCATCATCGCCGTGCCTTCCTTGGTCACGTCGAATATAGAGTCAGCGAGATCGCTCAGAATTGGTATCAGCGCTGTGCTTAGTTGGTTTTTTAGGCCCGATGCGCTCTGCTCAACCAGCCAGGTTGCGGCCTGAAGCTCATTCGCCGACTTGATCGTCTTCTCGTCGAGAATCGCGCCAGCGGCCTGGGCGGCGTCACCAAAGGTCTTGAATCCCTCAGCGTTATTACGGAGCAGCGGGAGCAGCGCAGTAGCATCGCTCGCGATAGCCTCAAGATAGAAGGTCATGTCCGACTGGCTGACCTTGGCTTTTTCCAGGCTTGAGACGTACAAGCCAAGGGCCTGGGGTCCGCTCAGATTCCGGAACTGGTCCGCGGTCACGCCAACTTTCGGCGCTACATTCTCAAAGAAGTCAGCAAGCGCTCCGCCGCCGGTATTGAGGAAGTCGCCTACCTTGTCGTTCACATCCTTGAAGATGTCAGCGAGCTTCTCTTGTTCAATGCCAACCAGCTTTGCGCCGGCGGCATACTTCTGAAATTCGGTCGTGCTTGCGTTCGCAACGCTCGCCAAGTTTGCGATTTCATTGGCATTGCGGACGGTGGAGACAGTGAGAGCGGCAAGCGCGGTGATACCTGCCGCAGTAGCAGCGCCAATTGCGGCCCCGACCTTGGCCGCATTCTTCTCGACTTCCTTGCGCCATTTCTCAGACCGGCGCTCAGCGGCGTCCATGCCGGCCACGAACCCGCCAACCTTGGCGATGAGATCGAGCGTAAGCGTCCCCAGGCTGCGTGATGCCATTGCGGGCTCCAATGAAAAAGTCCGGAACGATCCGGTCAAAACGAAGGGCTAGGCCCAGGTCTCAAGGGCCTGATCTAGACTGATGACGGGCTCTTCTTCATGCGGCATGAAGTCGTACAGCTTGTACGTCTCCTTGCTATGCGAGTTGGCGTAGAGCGCAGCGAGCAATGCCGAGCCGCGCTCTACCCTCATGCCGACATGGAGGCTCCCCCGCTTGTCCCGGAACTTGCACCAGCTAAGGAACTCCCGGTAGCTGAGGCGGGACTTTGCTTCCGCAATGGTTCTTCCGCCAATCCCGCACATCACCAGCTCATGCCAAACCTCATCTAGTTCGCTGAGCTGGTCGTCTTTCCCAGGTTGTTCACCTCGGCGATCACAGTGAGCAGGGCGATGGTCAGGTTTCCATCCAGGGCGCCACGACCGGGATCAGCCTCGCCAGTGATATCTGCCGGAGTGAATACCGGCTTACCCTCTTCGTCCACAATTGACGCAGCGATACGTCCTGCTACGCCATCGACCTTGCCATTCATCGCAAGGAGGTCAGAGACAGCGGTGCTGTACGACAGGGGCCGGACGTAAACGGTTGCAGTCAGTTCCTTGTCGCCCTGCTTCCAGGTGATCTCTTTCTCGATGGGAGCCCCGGTGAAGGCGCCAGCTTCTTTAAGCGAATCAATCGACAGATGCATGACCACTCCTTAAGCGGCTTTGCGGATCCAGGCGGAACCGCCGGAGCGCTGAATGGTTGCAGTGGAAGTGACAACAGCGTTGGCCGCGAAATCGAACGGGAAGTCGCTCACATAGCCGCGGAAGACGAACCAAGTGCGCGTCGGCGGCAGAACAAAGTCCCAGTCGCCGTTGCTGTCCTGCGCCTCGGTGGGTGCAATGCCGATCCCGTCAGACCAGCCAACCGCGAAAGCGATGTCCTGGTCGATCTGATCGTCAGACTCGGACAGTTGGTAGAGGCGGATATGGGAACTGTTGCGCGGGTCGGCGTTGAGAGTCAGCGAAGCCTGCCCCGGCGTGCGCAGCCCGCGCAGGTAGCGCCGAACAGTTTCGCTAAGGCATGTGGTTTCGATCTGGTCGGCAGGGTTTCCACCGGGGTTGAACGCGGTAGCGCACTCGACCTCGATGACCTCATGATCGCCAGTCGGGCTGCCGCTAGAATCTCTGGACGGAACCAGGGCATAGATCTGAGTTCCTTGAGCCAAAATTGCCATTGTGTTTCTCCTGTGGCGGGTTTCTTGAAGCACAAAAAAACCCGCACATGGCGGGTTGGTCGGTATTGGTTGGTCTATCGCTGGACTATCCAGTCGACGTCAAAGCTGACTCGATAGGTCTTGGTATCAGGGTCAACAGATTCCCCTCCCCAGCGGACTACATAGGCTGAAAGCTCAATCGCATCCCTGATGGCCTTGGCGGCATCTCGCGCCTCAGCAGCAGTAGCCGAAAAAATGTCCACCTGGATGGTGAACCCATCGGCGTCAGGGCGGCCCCATAGGTAGTTCTCGGGCGATCCCGATATGGTCTGCCATGTTGCATACGGTTTGACGACGAGCTGGGGGGCTAGGCCAAACTGATACATTCTCAGCGGGGACGCGCCAAGGATCGCGGTAACAGCGGGGCTAATCGAGCAGGCCTTAAAGATTGGGGGATACATACTCACACCTGCGCAGCCTTCTTAGCTGCTCGCTTGATGGCTCTATCTATGCCTTTCTCATACTCAGACACGAAGGTGCTTGTGACTTCTGCGATGTTGTCTGCCAGAGCGCTTCGCATGAAAGGCTGAGCCCTCATGTCTTCTGTCCCGAACTCAAGAAGCCTCCAGTGCGGAGTCGGGGCGTTCGCAGACTTGTCCGAGCGCTCCCCTTTCTTGGGAAGAACGGCACCGTGCAGAACGCCAATCCTGAACCCTAAGTCGCCCGTGCTTTTGAACAGACGACCGTTCCAGCGCAACGCGATGTTGTCGGAAATGCTCCTGCCGGTTCCCGGATCGTCGATTTTTGCCGCGCCTTGTTTGGCTGCTTGCACTACGATCATTGCGGCCTTACGCAAAGCGGCGCGCCCTCCTCTCCGCTTCACGTCCTCCGTAACGGAGTCCAGCTTTCCAAGCAGGGAATCCAGACCGGTGATGCTGAACTCGACGCCGTCAGCCATGGACTCTCCGGAACGCAAAGCTGGTGATACCCTCACGACCGAGTTCTGATTCCACCTCGTTCATTTCCACCAGTTCGAAGCCCTGCCGCTCGCACCAGGCAACCAGGCCAGGGAGGCTCCAATACCAGCAATGTTCGCCCGGCTTGTAGTGTTTGGAGGCCAGGCAGTCGGTCTGATCCTTGTAGATCGGCATCGACACGAACAGCCACTCGCCAACGTGGTCGAGCAGCTTCTCCGGCTCCGGGATGTGTTCCAGGCTGTCCCAGCAGGTCACGGCTTCTGCGTGGTGCTGGTACGGGTCGTAGTAGAGCTCCTGCGCCTTCAGCCAGTCCACCGCCTCCGGGTTCACGTCGAAACCCATAGCGCCGGACTCGGTGACGAAACGGCCTCCGCCGATACCGATGTCTACCACCTGGCCGGTAAAGTGACGGCGCACCAGATCAATACGGGCGTGGGTCAGCGCGGCGCCCATCGGGGTAGCATCGAGCGCCTGATACTTCTCGAAATACGGCCCGCTATAGTCCATCGGAGGACGAGGGTGGAAACCCATTCCAAGCTCTTCAGACCAGAGCAGGCAGTCGGTCAGCCCAGGCGGCAAAGCGTGCGTCATGATCGGCGATCCTTTTGTCACAGTTGTGCTGCTTCAACGTGCAGCGGCAGAACCTGTCGGGAACCGCGAATGTGATGCGGGACAGGTCCATGCATTTGTCGGTGATGTGTTCCGGCGAGTTGTAGCCGCCCTGCCCGCCACAGATGATCCAGGCCGGCCGCTTTGCGGCGATGGCGGCCGGCACGATCCAGCCAATGCCGCCAATCACTGCGTCGGCGTATTGCAGAAGGGCAAGTAATTTCTCAACCGGCAGTTCACCCTTATGGAACTGGATGTCTGCCGGAGGAAGTGGATCGATCGCCCACTCCTTGCCCGGTTCCAAGTCCGCCACGGAAACCACTTTCCAGCCCCTGCGGCGCATCTCTGCGGCAGCGCTAGCGATGTACTCAGGAAGAGGGTTGCGCGTGTCTGCACGCCACTCAACGCGAACCGTCGCGGGACGAACGAGAACGTAGCGCCCCTCGACCGGCGACGGGCCGAAGTCAGGCAAATCGAACGCGCCGGGCTCGCACCGGAAAGCTTGTCGCAAACCCTGGATGATCGGCATCTGACCGTATGCGATTCGTAACTGTCCGCCACCGAATGGCTTGTGCCACTGCGCCGAGCGCTGGACGTTCTTCGCCTGCGTGCGGAGCTGGGTGCTCGGACGCACGCATTTCACATCGATGTCTGCATAGAGCTGGGGCCACGGCGTTTCGAGATAGGCTCCAAGGTGATTCTTCACGAACGCGCGGGCGTAGATATTGTCACCAAGGCCAAGCATTCCGCGGATGAACAAGTGACCTCCTAGCGTCCGTCCGTCAATCCATCAGAGCAACGCAGTCTCCATTCGCGCCGAGCGGTGACATCGGTCTCTGCGCTGGTGATGTTGTAGACTCGTCCATCCCAGATGACCCGCCAGGTGTACAGTTCCAACCGCTCAACGGGGAACCATCGACAGTTGATCCTGGCAGTGGTCTCCGCCTGCGTAGCGTCGGCAGCGATCAACTCGCGCCCCGGTCCAGTCAGAACCTCTGCGGGCAGGTCGGCGTGACCGGAGAACAGAACCGTCTCCCAGGTCGTCACCATTTCCCCCGTATCAGGGTCTTGTGTTTGTACCTGCCGCTGAAACTGAATGCGGTGGCGCATACGGTAGGCCAGCATTCAAACCCCCATGCCGCATCGGTACGGCATCAGCTTCACCTCGGCCGCCTTGCGCAGCGTCGCGATTTCATCGGGAGCAGCCTGGTAGCTGGCCTGAAGCAAAAGAAGCACTCCGATGACCACGCTAGGCGGAAGGCCCGGTTCGCTACTGACAGCCTCACTACTCTCTTCGCAGTTGCAAAGGCCATCAAGGGACTGGCGCCACATGAACTGGCAGGCCTCGTCCTCCGCTCCATCCAGCAGCAACTGGAGCTTGGCGTCATCCCAATCGTGGATCACATCAAGAAAGGACTTTGCCGTATCAAGCGGGATCAGGCTCATTCAGCGCGTCCTCCAGCGGTCTACGCGCGAAACAGGTAAGCGCCGTTTCGCGTGTGCAATTGATGATTTCTATCCCAGGGTTCTTGCGCTTCAGGTTTTCGAACTCTACCGGCCACTCGGATATCTTCCCTGCACTACCCAGTCCTCTGGGGTGATCACCATGCCAGTGAGACATCCCGCCAGTTTTCTGCATGTCGTAGCCGAGAAGGATGATTCGCTTGGCGCCCCTGGCTATGGCCAAAGAAACTGCGCCGCCGCCTGAGTTCCTGTAGTGCTCGATGCGTGCCGTTTTGATGCCGAAGGGATTGGCGCTGAGTGTCAGAAGCTCACCGCAGAACGTTGCTTTAGCCTCGGAGGCATATCTCTCCCACCAGACTTTATCCATTGCCCACAGCGCATCAGCCCAGGGAGTCAGTCGGAACGTTGTGTTCGTGCAGATGGCCGCCCTCTGCGGCGAGGAGTTCCGCCACTCTCGGACTCGTTCGCAGTCTTCTGCTGTGAGGCTGGGTCCACTTGCAAGGCAGACAGCGACTCGCCAGCCACAGGCTTTGGGATCTCTGATTCCACAATCTGGCAAAGTCCGCGCGCCACCAACTGGCGAGCCAGGTGCTCGGATGCGAGGTATGCATCACCACCAGCCTTTCTCACACGACCGCCATCTAGGTATGAACGAACCGGCTTGATCATTACGTTAGACATAATCACCTCAGAGAAAGAGGGGCCGGGAGACCGGCCCCTTCCAGTCAGCTGGCGGTCAGCGAACCAGTGACAAACGCCTCAGGCCGATAGACCGCGAAGGCCAGTCGCTCTTCAGCGCGGATGGTTACCATGTTGTTCTCGAAGTCCTTGTCGTTCTCGGTGGAGACCAGAACCTCGATATCCATGCGGTCGAAGATCTGGGCGCCGAGCGAGAACGCTCCGGTCAGGAACTCGTCCTGAGTGATGGCCTGGGTTTCCACCACCGGCAAACGCCAGAGGGTCGGAGTGGTGCCGTTCTGTGGGCTGCCGATGATGTAGCGGTTCTCGGCGTCCTTGGTCAGCTCGATCAGCGCCCAGTCGATGGGGTTGAGCACGATACCGCTGGCCGGGAACTCGGCCAGTTGCGCCTGAAGGATCGCCAGGCGGATGCGGTCGATTCGCTGTTCGGCAGTCACGACTACGCCGCTCGGCGGCGCGTAGGCCTGCGCCTGCGGAATGATGCCGTGCAGATTTGCACCGGTTCCGTTTCCGTAGAGCAGTTGGCCTTCTTCGACCAACATCAGGCCGTAACGAGCGCGCGCATCGATGTAGCTCTGCAAGGCCGATGCGTCGTCCAGGATCTGGCGACTTGCCTTGAATAGGTGGGCGATGGTGCGAACCGGCGCGTTTTCCAGCTCGAAGGTCAGGTCCGAGTACGGCTTCTGGGTGCCTTCCGAAACAGGAGCGGCATTGTTGACGAAGCCGGTCTCGCGAACGTACTCGACGGAGTTCGATTCAGTGGTGCCCGGCGCAACCAGGTCGCGGATGGTCAGCCGACGCTGCGGAGCTGCAACGACACCAGGGCGACGATCAGGAGCAACCAGGGCACCGCCAGAGCTGTCGATGGAGGTGATGGCCGAGCGCGGCATGGATACGCGATGCGAACCGCGCAGGGAGCTGGTAACACCCTGTTCTTTCAGGCTCTCTGCGACCATTTGGCCGGCGGTCTTCGGTGCTTCCTCGCCGCCGTCACGCTTCTCGTTGGCCAGCATGGCTTGTTCCGCGGCGCTCAGTCGTGCTTGCAGTTCGCCCTGAGCGGTCAGCAGTTCGTCGACCTTGGCGCGGGTTTCCTTGTTCATCTCGCCGAAGTTGGCGATTTGGGTGTTGACCTGTTCGGCCTGGGCCTTGATCTGATCGCCGACCTGCTTGAGGCTGGCGTTCAGTTCGCCGATTTGTTTCTCGAAGTCGCTCATTGCGATTCTCCTTGGAGGAATTTGGTGATGTCTTGTGCTGCCCGTAGTGCAGCGGAGAGGTCAGGAGCGACAGCGCCAGGCATATCGGTCGGGGTGTCACCACCCCCGCCAGCAGCGCCAAGCATGCTGGTCTTGAAGTCATTGATGAGTTCATTGCGCTGGCTTCGCGGCATGCCGCTGCGAGCCAGAGCGGCATCCATCCGGCGCTTGGCCAAGATAGCTTCACTGCGGTTGCTCGGCGCACTGGAGATCTCGTCGGATTCCAGGAAGGCATCTGCCCATCCCTTGTCGACGGCTTCGCGCCCGCCGATCCAGGTCTCGGCGTCCATCTGCTTCACGATGTCGTCGATATCGATGCCGGTGCGCTGCGCGTAAATGTCAGCCAGCGTCATGTCGAATGGCTCCAGCCAGTCGGCGATCTCACGCAGGTCGTTCCGATTGCCCATGGCGATCAGCCAGGCGTTGTGGATCATCAGGAAGGCGGCGCGGCCAATGCGGATTTCATCCCCTGCCATGGCGATAAAGGAGGCGGCAGAGGCAGCCAATCCGATGATGTTCACCGTGACCTTGCCCTTGTGCTCGCGCAGCAGGTTGTAGATGGCGAGCCCCTCGAACACGTCGCCACCCGGGCTGTTGATGTTCACGGTCACATCGACATCGCCGCCGATGGCGCGCAGCGCACCGGCAATGCGTTTCGCGGTTACGCCCTCGCCGGTCCACCAGTCGTAACCGATGGGCTCGTAGATGGTGATGGTGGTGTCGGGGTTATCGCCGGACGCGGCGCGAAGCTCAGGACGCCATGCATCCAGCGCTTTTGGCGCCAGGTCGCACTGGACGCCCGAGCGCGGGCGAGCCTCCGGCGCTGCCGGAAGATTTCGCAGAGTCATGGGTTACTCCTGTGTTTCTTCGAAGTCGGGCCCGGGAACTTTCAGTCCTGCGCCATGCTGGTTTACGAGTTGTCGCGCTTCGTCGGCGGTGATCATCTTCCCAACGCCGAGATAGGCCTTTTGAACCGCCTCTACGGCGGAGAGCTTTCTTTCGTTGCCCCCCCCAGTTGATCCAGGGGGACTAGGTTGGATTGCACAGTCAGGATGTCTCCGCCGGGAAGCTCTGGAAGGTTCTCTTTCCGGCGACCTTCGTTGCGGGTCATGAATCCGTTTTGCGCCATAGTGCTGTACCAGGCAGCGCGACCCGCGCTATCAGCTTTCAGGAATCCCTCAAGGGAAAACTCGGCGTAATAGCGAATCCGCTCGGGCGCAGTTAGCAGCCGCTTGTTGACGCACTGCTGAATCTGATTGGTGATCGAACTGATCGAGAATGTCAGGAACGCGAGCATCTGCTGTTCAAGCCCGGTCCCCCAGTTGCTACCCTTGTCGGTCTGGCCAATCATCCAGGGAGGAACCCCGAACCATCTGCAAATCTCGATCACCCCATGCTCTCGCGTCTCCAGCAACTGAGCATCGACCGGGTTGATGCCGATAGTCTCAGGAGTGATCCCCTGCTCCAGTACAGGGGACCTTCCGGCGTTCATCGCGCCAGATACGGACTTTACGTATTCCCTGAACTCCTCCCTCTGCGCAGGCTGGAGAATGCGGTCGACCTTGAATGCGACCGTGGGGAGCAGTCCGTTCTTGAATGTGCCGTTGGCGGCATCCTCCGCCGACATGACCGAACCGAAGACATCGACGCCATACCGGATGGCAGAGAGACCGACTCTGCCATCCAGCGTAAACGCCGGGATGTGCAGCATGTTTGTGCGCTCGATCTCTCTACGGGCACCTTTCTTTGGCGTGTAGAAGTACTTAAGCCGACCGTTGTCATCACACTCCAGGTCGACCCTCGATGGAAGCAGGAAGTCCAGCGCAGCAGGCCTACCGGCAGCACGACGAATCTCCGCGTATGCGTTCCCCCAAAGCAACATCGATGCGACCATGGCTTGCCAGAACTGGAAGGCCGTCATGTCGTCATTGGGGCTGTTGTGAACAACATCGTAGAGCGGGAACGACCGAGCATCGACTCTGCTCCCGTCCGCTTTTCGCTCGTACACTCCAAGCGGCAGCCCGGCGACAGAAGTAGAGATCAAGCGAACGCAAGCCCATACCGCGGACAGCTTCATTGCCTTGTCGACAGTGACCTTCTTCCCGCTCGAGGACTCTCGCCCGAAGAACTGCGACCAGAACGCGCCATCTGTCAGGCGGATGGTCTTATCCCCCCAACCGAACAATGAAGACCTGGGCGCAGACGTAGCACTGCTCAGGACTTTTCCGAGACTCTTACTCACTGGTCAGCCCCTTGCGAATGAACGCCGCGATAGCGAATGCTGAAGCTGCACCGGAAATGAGCGCCCAGCCGAGCCCCAGCAGCACGAAGGTTCCGGCTACGAAAAGAGCCAGACCAAGGACGCCGAAGAAGAGGTAGAGGCCAGTTGCGATGTTCATGCGATGATGGGATTCCGTATGGCGTTCATGAAGTCGTCGCCGTCATCAACTCCGGCAACCAGGGCGCGCCCCATAGCCATGATCAAGGTCACTGGGCCATCGATCTTGCAGTTGGGGTCGTTGTCGTTTTCCTTGCGCGGGTAGATGTTTTCCTTGGCGTCGATCTTTGCCGCCACGTTGCCCATCATCCAGGTCATGACTGGGTTCCCGTCATGCCAGAGCGTCCGCGCTATTACCCTTGCCTCCACCTCCTTCATCGGGTCGCTCATGTTCTTCACTGTCTGGTTGAAGTCCACGACCGGGATGGATATGTTGGAGAGTCGGGTAATCAGGTAGTTGGCCTGCCAGTCGTCGAAGGCAACATCTTGCAGGTCGATCTGTTTTGCCAGATCAAGGATGTCTGCCTCGATGAATGCGTAGTCCGTCATGCTCCCTGGCGTCAGGGTCAGATGACCCTCAAGCGCGAAGTTCTGATACTTCTCGTTTTCCTCAGCGGCGGCCTCTGGAGCGTAGAAGCGCGGAATGCAGTAGAACTGACCAGCTTTCTCGAACAGCATTACCAGGGCAGCCACGTCTTTCTTGCTGGCAAGGTCCAAAGCCATCCAGCAGCGGCAGCCGGCCATGTCCGCAATCGTGAAGTCGCGCTTCTGCCGCTGCCAGGCCAGCATGTTCATCCAGACCGTCCGAGCGCCCACCCATTGGTTCAGGTGCTTGGTGCGGAAGGCGTTCTGCTTTGACGCCGAGCGCTTGGCCTGCTGGAGCTGGGCCAGGAGGAAGTCAGGGAATACCGACACTCCGTAATTCGGATTGGCCTTGATCAGGCTGGCCGGGTCATCCCACGAATCATCGTCGTCGATCGTGTAGATGATCCCGAAGATCGTCTCATCGATCGTCTGGCCTTCGAGAATGCGGATCACGTCCCGGCGCTTCTCGTAGCATGGGCCGCCGAGATTCGACCCCGCCGTCGTAATGATCGACAGTAATGGCTGCTCCCGCGCCCCCATGCCTGTCTGCATGGTATCCACCAAGGCGTCTGTGTCGTGTTCGTGGTACTCGTCCACCAGAGCCGCATGGGGGCTGGCACCATCCCCTGGGTTTCCGATCACCGTCTCGAACTTCGACATGTCCTCCATGACGAACATGGGGCCAGGGTTCTTCTGGTTTCCAGAAAGCTCGATGCCGAACCGGTTGCGCAGGCTCTCCAGCTTGTGCGCCATCATCCAGGCCGGGCGAAATACCTCGAATGCCTGCTTCTCGGTGGTAGCGCCGGAATAGACCTCGGCTCCCGACTCGCCATCCGCCGCGAATAGGTAAATACCTCGAGCGGCAAGGCGTGCCGACTTGCCGTTCTTCCTTGGCTCTTCTTCATAGACCTCACGGAACCTGCGCTTGCCGGTGTCCTTCTTGACCCAGCCGAAGATGTTGGCCTCGATGAATACCTGCCAGGGCTCGAACACCAACTTCGACTTCGAAGCGCTCCATTTGCCTTTGGTGTGAGGCATGAGCTGCATGAACTTGACGGCGCGATCTGCCTTGGCCTCGTCGAAAACGTATGGCCAATCGTCATCGTCCTGCCGTTCCAGGTCATTCAGGAAGCGCTGGCATGCCAACTTCACATACCGGCACGCGACGATACCCCCACTCACGACATCGCTAGCGTACTGTCGCGCAATGTCGCTGGGGGTCATCTCAGAAATCCTCGAACTCGTCCTTCTCCTTCGGCTTTTCCAGGCCGAACTTCTGGCGGTCGGATGGGGTTAGCCCAAGCCTCGCCAAGTTGCCAATCAGGTGGGTGTACTTGCCTACAGCGAACTCCGATGGATTCGACCTGTACTCAGCAAGCAGGTTGGCGGTGACCTCCAGGATGATTCGATCAGAGCCCGTCAAGACGCCCTTGATTGATTGGGAGCAAAGCTCAACCCAAGCAAGCCTTGCCGGCCCCTGGAGATGGATCGGCGCATCGCCAATTTCACCCTCACCTTGAGCGGACTCTTTCCGGTATCGCTGAGGGTTTTTCTTGTCGGCGCCCTTGAACTTGGCGACGACATCCGGCTGTTTGTGTCGTGCCATCTTGAAACCTAAATTCTGTGGAAATGAGAAAAGAGTTGGGGGCGCGGTGTCCTAGCGAAAGGTTCTAAGGTTTTGACCCGCCCCACCCCTATAAATGAGACTTTTTCTCATTTAACTCGATTTTTCGGTCAAACCGCACGCATACAGTGAAAACCACTACCATTATTCGTAAATATCTAGAATCGTCGTGTTCTCGTGCTGCGAAAACCCGACTATCCCCTAGATGCCGCCGACTCCCTTGCCGTCTTCCTCGCATGGCAGGGGTATCCAGCAATAGCCATCAGGTTCGAGTCATCATCAGTGCCGCCTTGGCTCAGCGGGATGATGTGGTCCACCTCTGTGGCGATCCTCTTCACTCCCTTGCACTCTGCACACTGGCACATGTAGCCATCCCGCTTGAGGATGCGCTCACGCTTGCGGCGCCACGGCCTGCCACCACGCCCATTCCCCCATGCTTTGTCCTCTACCTCGTGCTTGGTCACTCCCTTGGCCTTGGGCTTGGTGTGACGCTGAGGGAGGTCAGGCACTTCCAGACACCTGATTGCAGGCTGCCTGATCCGGCGGGGTCCAGCCTTGCCGCCTAGCTTGTGCCGGTCTGAGGAACGAGAGCTTGCCGCCTTGCCATTCATCAGGATGGAGGGCCAACAGCCCGGAGCGCAGCAGAGGCTCGAGAACCTTCATGGCGCTCACTACCTCGCCGCTGTACCCAGCAATATCATCAGGCGTCCAGGGCCGATTGGGGTTGACCTCGACTCCTGCAGGGATCGGGTGACTCTTCATGAGGGCTTTCCTTCATCAGACATCCCGATGAGCTTCGCGACCATCAGGGCTTCGGCGAAATCATTTGCGTTGGCATCTCGCCAACGGGATAGCCCGCATACGTGGTAGATCAACTCCCGGCCAGGGAGCGGGCTTTCGGGCCGCTCGATCTTGTAGCGAACCTGGACAACCAGCTTGCCGAAACATCCGCGACGGACTCGAACAGCAGCTATCTGGGTTTCCCTAGCGGAGCCCATAAACGTCGACATCATCGTTCCCCTGGCGGCGTTGCCAAAAGGCTATTACGGCGTACCGGCTGATGCCCTTGGATCGGTGTTCCATCCAGATAGCTGGTCGGCACGGCGTCAGGATCCTCGCCATCTTCGGCCAGAGCCTGGATCAGAAGGTGCAATAGCTGATTGGTCTTGCGCTGCTCATCGAGGAGATCGCGCAGGAGGAGCCGAACCTCTTCCTCGGACTCAGTCATCGCTTGCTCCGGGTCGCTTCGGCTTGGCGGCCATAGCAGAGGACGCGCGTTCCATCGCGACCCGAGCCCACTTCTTTGCCCATTCACGCGTCTTGTTGCAGAAGGTGCATTTGGTCATCAGATTTGTCCTTTCCCGCGTGTGCCGGCCACCAGGTCCCAGCTAAACGGCTCGATACACGGCTCTTTCGACTCCACTCCTTCCCCGCAAAGCCTCACACGCTCATTGTCGAGTGCGAACGTGACCGTGACCGCTGGCACGAGACCGTCGTTGCTGATGCTCAAGGAAAGCTGGCCAGGAAGCGGTTTCCCGTTAGCGTCACATAAGATTAGGCACGTGCCAGTGTTCTTCAGTAGAAGCGGAGCATCCATCAGTACACCCTCAGAATGTGGGCCAGATTCCCCCGCGCACGACACACAAGGCCGAGCAAGATCGCTAGAACCAAGGTCAGCCAGGGAGAGACGGGATTCAGCCTGTAGCCGTGGAGCGCATCGAGCATCACGCTCAGAGCGAAGCATCCGCTACCTACGCACAGAAGGTAGGCGAGCCAGGAAACGCCCCGGCGATACCTCGCACCTTGCCGGCGGTATGTCGCCAGCCTCATGCAGATAGCGCCGCAAATCATCGCAGCCACCAGAGTCCAAGGGTCAACCATTACGACCTCCAAAGCGGTCCGCAATGAAGCGGAGCCAACCAGGCGTCTTCCCCCCCTGCACCCACTCCAGCAAGCTGGTGCCCACTGCGACGCAGAACAATGCCCCGCCACACGCGACCAGGCCCGATGTTCTGGCCCACTCTCGCCCGATGACTTCGCCGGCGACGTAGTAGCCAACGATCCAGGACACGACGAAGTAACCAAGGCGCGCCCAGGCCGAAATGTCCTTGGCGTACACCACGAAGAAGATCGCCCCAGCAAAAGCACCGATCACTGCATTGGCATCAATGCCAGGGATCAATGCAGACGCACCAATACCGACCAAGCCGGCGACTGCTACCGCACCACTCGGCTCGGCCATATTCACGTACTCCAGATGCAGAAAAGCCCAGGTCTTTGCCTGGGCCTTGTAGTGTGGTGCCGGCAGCAGGAGTCGAACCCGCAACCCTCTGATTACAAATCAGCAGCGCTCCCTGTTGCGCCATACCGGCTTATTGGCTGACGCGGATGGGATCGAACCATCGACCAATCGGGTAACAGCCGACCGCTCTACCTCTGAGCTACACGTCATTGAATCGAGTTTGGAGCGGCTCGCGGGACTTGAACCCGCAACATCTGACTTGGAAGGACAGTGCTCTGCCGGTTGAGCTAGAGCCGCGGAATAGGTGCCGGGCGAACCCGGCGTCACGCCCGCAGAGCAAGTAGCCGGGGCTTTCGCCTTGATCACCAGCGGTGACCCTTGCTTTCTTCTGCCGCATGCGTGATTTGGAGTGACCGGGGCTGAATCCGGCATGGCGGTGAACTGGCTATAACGCCCACTGAACGTTGCCGCCGCGTATCCTCTTGGCGCATCAGCCTGCGCATTCACTCCGTGCCGGGCTTCCACCGGCTCCCACTTCACTTTAACGCCTGCGTGTCCAAGGCGATCCCCAGCCGCGTAGTCGCAACCCGAAGGGATTTGGTAGCAAGGGCTGGATTCGAACCAGCGTTCTCCGGGTTATGGGCCCGGCGAGATGACCACTTCTCCACCCTGCGTCGAAACAGAAAGCCCCGGCAGATGCCAGGGCTTCAAAGCTGCCAATCCTCAAACGCGCAAGATCAGCAGGATGGGAAAAGTTTGTTGCACGGTTTCGAAAATGTCAAGCCACATCTGCAACCAAAACACCTTCCATTCGAAGAATATTCTCCGATTCAGTCAATGCCTCGTTGATCATTTCGTCCAATGTGCGTTCTACCACCCTCTTCCACCTCCAATAGGTCGTCCGGTTCAGACCCTGAGAATCCCAGGAGTTGATGTCGTAGAAATGCTGAGGAAGGACGATCATGTCGGTGGAGCGCTTTCCATCAACCCCCTTCATCTGCGGGATCGCCCATGCGGTTACGGCTTTCATCACGAACAGTTGCGGAGCATGGCTAGCGATCACCGGGGCCAATGCACTGATAGCTTGGACCTTCTTGCCCTTATGAGTACTGTACTTGGCCACCAGTGCGTTCCAGTGCCGAGGCTTGAGCTGGCTGTGTAGCCTGGCATGCACCCAGCAATCGGCATCGATGCGCTTGATTCCCGAACTGTTAGAGGCCCTGATCAGCCCGGCCAACCCCTCACTGTCGGCGTAACCCGGCTGGTAGAGCTTCTGCCAAGCTTGCTTAGCGGTGTTGTCGATGGTTTCCGCCGCCAGGGCGGAGACGACCGCTGACAGAATGCTGGTGTAGATCATGCTTCCCCCTTAATCAGCCCGTACTCTCGAAGGATTACCCATTGCTGGGAGACGTATTCGGCTAGCGTCATGCAGGTTTCGCCTCCTTTCGGAAGGCGGTGGCGACGATCAGGAATTGCACCATGAAGGCAGATGCGCCGAGCATGGGATGCCCACTGAAGATCAGCGCGTAAACGTAAAAAATTGAGGGAAGGAGTTGAATCCAGAAGGTCCGGCGGATTCGCTGGCTGATTTCGTCCTTGACCATGCCGCAGAGCACGCCTATCCAGGCCAGCACGTTCATGATGACGCAGACGTAGAAGGCGAATTGTGACAGCTGCGCTACGCCGGACAGCAGGGAAAGGCTCAGCGTCATGCTGATAATGATCGAGATGGCGGTTTGCATTAGGCGATCCTCTTCTTCAGCTCGCGCACCTTGGCGCGGTAGTGGGCCTTGATGGCCTTCAGGTCTTCTACGGTGTACTTGCGGACGGAGTTGTCCGCCTCCAACTCCTCGACAGCGGCCAGACCGATCCGAGCGATCAGGCCGACCCGGTAATCCACTGCATTGCCGGAGAGATAGCGGTTATCCAGCTTCCGCTGGGCGTGGCAGTTGTTCTCGTTAAAGCGGAGATGCGGCGCGGCTCCGGTCGACCTGTAGTGCCCGGCATCCGTCTGGTTTCCAGACCAATCCAGGGGCAGGCCGCTGGAGATGCAGGCGTGACCGGCGATGCGGTCGCGCCACCGAATGAACTCGTTGAACGCCTGCTGAGCCTCGCGCAGGTGATCCGACCGACTCTTCAACTTCTCCTTCCGAACCCTGACCTCCCGCCGCTCGCGGTCGGCAATGGCCTTCCGTGCCGGCTTGGCGTGTTTGTCCTTGATGGCCAGGGCGCAGGCAGGAGAGCACACGCACTGGCCAAGGCGCTGCGGGATGAACTCTTTGCCGCAGGCTGGGTTCTGGCACTTCCTGGGCTTCGAACTGCGGACGGGAAGCGTCATGCAATGCCCTCCTCTGCTTCCTCGCGCAGTGCGTCAATGGCGTACTGCGGGACGACGTAGCCCAGCCCTTTCAGATACTCCAGTCGGTCCGCACAGGCCTCTTGATCGGCGTCATCAAAGCTGTCTCCGTCGTGCGGAAGACCGATCCGTACACGACCAGCCGCATCAACCATTGCCATTACCTGGTTGTGGCGCGCCAAGAACTGGTCAACGTACTCCGGCTCGAAAGGAACCAGGGCAGGCAGTTCATCCTTGAAAACCACCCTATTGGCAGCAACGTGAGTGACGAATCTACCGGCTACGCTTTCGTATACGTAAACATCGCATTGGAAATCATCGCTGCTCCAACGGCAGTAGCTCATGCCCTCACCTCCTTCGCTTCTCTGTCCCAGTAGGAAGGAAGCCCGCGAGTAAGGATTTCGTCGGTCAAGATGCGGTCATGGGCGATCAGTGCGACGGCCTTCGCGGCCAGCTTCTTGCGCATGATGAAGGCGTACCGATTCAACCTTCTCCAGTTCCACTCATGGCGATCCAA